ATCATAAGATTTTGTTAAAATATACAAGTCAATAATGTTACTACTACTTGGATCAATGCGACGATTTTCAGCAGCGGCATGTCTGTAATCAAATCTAATATTATCTCTGCCTCTGTATGCTTTGTAATCAATGGATAGTTCTAATCCTGTTTGTAGTGCATTAAACTTTTTAAATACATCAGTACTACTAATATAAAATATTGTTGCAGCATCATACGAACTGTATGCTCCGATTGCTGCTTCAGTTTGTTTTACTACAATATTTTCTGCTGCGGCACTAACATATTCATAAGTTTCGACATCATTTTTTTCAAACTTTTTAGAAAATATATATTTTGTGTCTGGCAAATAAGCAGGTGCAACAATATTTGTAAATAGATCAGGATCGTCAATCACTCCATCGGCATCACTATCAGTAAATCCTATTTCTAGTTTTTTACTATCTACATACCCATCTGCACTTCTGTATTCTTTAACAACTTGCCACTTCCAATCTTGGTTAAACGGTGTTAATAAATCAGGCTTATTATTATTACTTAAAATACTAATACTATCAGTAACAATCTTACCAACTTTACTATCGTATATACGATCATTGCCATCAAAGTAAAAACGTATTTGTTTGTCACTTTCGAATACATATCTTACAGCACGGCTAGTTACTGTATATTTTTCACCATCAGTTTCAAATAAGAAAATCCAACTAGCATCTTGATTTGTGCCAGTAGCATCTCCAGTTTTTCCAGTATCAAATACACTGGTTGTATCAAGATTGCTGTTTGTAATAACTTTCCAGTTGGTTGTTTCAACATCATAACGCAATCCAAATGTTTTAAATGCAAATGCCTGATCAACCATTTGTGATAATGTATCATTTACAATAGTATTATTTAATACCGGAATAATTTCTGAAAGTTTACTAGTACTAGGAACTTCATCATTTAATATAATAGGTCCTAATGTACTATCAACATTACCTATTGTTCCATTCTCATATACACTTATAATTTTAGTCCATATATATTCTTTATCACCTAGTGCAGATACTTCTCCTAAGACCAGTTTATTGTTTTTGTCGTAATGATATCCTGCTGGAGGAGTAAACTTAACCAAACTTCCAGCAGCAACAAACTTCATTGTTGTAGCAGTAAAACTTGATACTGCAACTGGTATAGAAAACTGATCTTGGAATAGTCCACTACTTTGATTTGTTTCATTTGTTGTGGCATTCCATGTATAGTTTAAATCAACAATACTTGCATTTCTACTAAAGTTTTTATAATAAAAGTTTTTAGTTTGTGTATTCTTTATTATTTCTAATACTCGATTATTAATAACTGCTTCAATGTCTGTTTTTGAAACAAAGTTAAAACTAAATTTGTTTGTAAGTTCTTCTGTAAAAATACTTCCGTCATCGCCAAACATCAAAGTGTTACTGTACTTTCCAGTTGCATCACGTAAATCGTAATATCTACTAATACCACTACTTGTTCTGTTTACACTTTTTGTTTTGATAATCTGTTGGCTTACACCCAAAGGTCCAATATTATAATCTTCGCCAGTTATCAAACGATTTTGTGTGTAATATGTACTAGGTGCATTTGTTTGAATACTTTCATTAGTTTCTGATTGATCTGCATTTGAAACAACCGATTGTAGTTCTAAAACTATGTTAAGTGTTTCTGCTGAGTTATTTTTACTAATGTAAGGAACTTGAATTTGTATTCCTGTCATATCAGCTGGATTTATATTAAACTGTGCATTTGCTGATATTCTATAATAAACTTTAAAATCGCCCTTTGGTAATGTTCCAAAAGTTCCGTCACTAAACACAAGACTTATTCTATCGCTTACACGACTTAGAACACTATACAAATCACGAACACCTTTGGTAACACTGTTGTAAACAATGTTATTACCTTCTGTGCTTTCAACTTTTTGCCATAACGCTTCTTCGTTTCCGTTGCTGTCTAACTTGTAAAGCCAAACATCACTGTTGTTGATGTTATCGCTGTCAATGTTTACAGTTGTATTTGGAACAGGATTTAATATAGAGAATGTATTCTCTTGTATACTACCTTGTCTAAAGTGCATAAAAAATCCACTGTTTGAACTTCCTGCACCTTGGCCGTTGTCTCTATATAAAAATGCTAGTTTATTTCCAGGAAACGGTTCTTCTTCGTATATTGTTGTAGTATCTGTATCAATATTAGTACTAACAATTTCAAACTTGCGTGAGGTGTCATCTATGTTTTTTGTAAAACTATATATAGGCAACCCTGTATTATTTGCACTAAATCTATATTGTTCAGTTGTTACGCCATTTACAATAGCTTTTTTAATAGGGCGGCCAAATGTTGAGTTTGCTGGCAACGCAGCATTCATAATCTTAATAAACTGTTCGTACCAATCCGAGTTAGTAGGATCATTCCAAATAATAGATTGATTAGACAAATTGTTGTTATTAGCATCGACTACATCCTCTGTGGTACTAACACTTTCAATTTTTAATAATCCGTTGGCTGGAATATTTCTATTTGCATTATAACTAATAAGCCTTGCCAAACGGAGAATACTTTCTCTACGGTCAGCAGTTTCAATAAAGTTTTCTCTAGCATTTAGGTCAGTACGGAAAGCAAGGTTTTGTCCTAGAAATGCAATAAGATCAATAAGTGCAAGATATTCACTGGATTCGATATAATCATTAAAATCTTCTGGATAGTTTTCACGGATATATGTAATCATAGTTCTGCGTAGATTATCAAAGTCGTAACTTTGGAAATCTGCGTATCTAAAACTTTGATATATTGTTTTCCAGTCTTCAGCTAGTAGAAGTCTGTTTTGCCTATCTGTCGTTGACATTCGCGGTTCCTCACTTTATAGTATATTTACCTGAAGTAAAAAACTGCGTACTTTAAATTAATCCGTTGTCTTGATCAAACTTTATACGCATACTTTCGCTAATGCTGTAAGGAATGTAAGTCAACGAACAGTCAATCTGTATACCGCTTTCGTAACTGTCAACGATTACACTATCAACATTAACTCTTGGATCGTAGTTGACTATTTCTGTTACATCTTCAATAATAAGTTGTTTTAAGTCATCAGTAAATGGTTCAAACAACACATCCCATATAATAGTTCCAAACTCTGGATTCTCAAGTTTTTCACCTTGACGAATATGGAAATGATTTATAATATCCTGCTTGATTATACTAATATCATACAAGTTAAATCCTTTAGGATTAGCTACTGTGCTAACTCCTCTGTATTGTTTGGAAACCACAGGAGGACTAGTAATATCGTTTGATACTGTTACATTTTTGTATAAGGGTTTTTCATTTGTAGCCATACTGTATTTATCTTGCTATCATATAGTTGAATGCGGCTTGGCTGTCGGCAGGTAATTTTATTAGTTCGGCAGATCTGTTACTAGGATTCAACTCTACTATTCTGTCAAAATCGTATGATCCTATTTTAAAAACTTGTCCGTCTACTACAATACCTAATATCGTATCTTCTTTTGCTTTTTCTTCAATACTTATTCCGTATCCATTGTTCTTTTTAACAAGTTTAGTTCCAAACTTTTTAGCACATCTTTTACAAGCAGTTGCTACATTTGCAAATGTAGGATCGTTTGTTGTTTTAAATGTTTTCTTATCTATTTGTTTGGCTAAACTTGCCATGTTATTAAGTTGACCTACTGGATTATCATTGAATATAATATCTTTGGCTATTTGTTTGCCTGCTTTGCTAGTAACTCTCGGCTTATTGAATATTTTTCCAACTAGATTTGCTCCTACTTGTGCAGCAGCGCCGCCTAATACTTTTTGTAAATCAGGTGGTAAACTGTTTAGTGCTCCTGAAAGATTTTTTGTAAAATCACCAACACCACGACTAAACTGATCAAACACCGGGCCTACTCCTGGTATGCCTGAAATAGCTGCTCCTAACCCGCCTGCTAGTTTTCCGGCCATATCTCCTAATGCGCCAGATACTGCTCCGAGTGCATTTCCTATAGCACCATCGATAGCTCCTAAAGCACTTCCTAATGCACCGGACAATCCTGTACTTGATAGTAAGTTACCCATTACACCAGGAAGTTTTCCTAGTATTCCTCCAAGTGCTGATCCTGCTATACTACTTAATCCGCCTTGTAGGCCTTGTAAAAAACTATCTTTTATGTAATCAACTGTGTTAGTAGTTGCATCTTGTATTTCTGTTCTAACCTCTGCTGGATTAGCTGCGTTTGTTCCGCCAGCGTAGGTATTAGTAACAGAAGAACTACCAGTAGGAGCACCAAAATTTCCGCCAGGTACTCTTATACCAGCAATAGCAGGAATATTACCAGCTGCAAGAGTAGCAGGACTAACAAATCCTAAGTTTTCAACAAATGCAGCCGGGTTTGAAATACCTTGTAGTGCGCCTGCTGCGCCAGCTAGTTGTCCTGATATTGACCCAAATACTGCTCCTGCTGCACCTTGAAGCGCACCTTCTATATTACCAGATTGTATGCCTCCAGCTATGCCGCCAACAAGTGCTACTGTAGGCAAAGGTGCATTAGCCAATGCTTGATTTATTCCTTGCACTCCTCGAGATATTGATTCTCTAACAATAGGCTGAACCAACTGCGAGTTGTTTATTGCAAATGCTACCATACTGCCCTCCTAGTAGTATTTATTACTCTTTTCCTAGCTCGTTCATTGGTGTTCTATCGGTGTGTACCGGGCGTTCATCCATATGAAGGTCTTGGCTTTCTGTATCAACTGCTTCTGTTTTATCTGGTGCTGTTTCTAGTGGGTTCCAGTTTTCGTGGCCTTGCCATGGTTCGTGTTGCGGAACACGCTGCGGAAACTTGGCTTTTATCGATACTTCTGCTTCTTCTGCTTCCGGTGCAGCAGGCCCGTTGAGATGTATATCACCGCCTGATATTGTTGTGTTTGTTGCACCAATACTAAAGTCACCTCCGGCTGTTACTTTTGTTTCAGCACCAGACTTGAAGTTACTAGCGGCTGCTGACGTAATGTTTACACCGACTGCACTGTTTATATGTGTGTTACCTAATGTTGAAATTTTGCCATCAACACCTACTAATACTTCCCAATTAACAGCAGCACTTTGATATATGCTTTCATTTACAATCATATTGATGTTTCTGCCGGCTTCAAAGTTAATATCTCTGTCTGCTACAAAGTTGAAATCTGTTTCTGTATGAAAACTAATACTATCTTTAGCATAAACATCAAGTTTGCCATTACTTGACATTTCAATCCATGCTGTTCCTCTGCTGTTATTGATATAGATTAGATCTTCACTGGTGTTGATCATTATTTGTGCACCAGTGCGTGTTCTAAATCGTATCATTTCGTTTGCAGGGCGTGTAACATCGCCGCCAGTTTCGCTTGCTTCTTTGTTTATGTATTTGTAAGGAGTATCTTCAGGGGATCCTTCTCGTATAAGTTTGTCGTCACCGTCATCAATAACAAAACTACTACTTCCTAAACGGTTTACATGCACTGTTGCTTGGCTTTCTTTTAAACCTATTCTGCCTTGCGGTGATCCTCCACGCTTGTCAACAGGGCCCGGACTACTTAATCCAAGTACTGCACTAGGAAATTCACGTTGCGCACTACTAGTTGTTATTCCTCTAATATCATCTTCAACTAATCCTTGTTCTTTTAGTTGATTGATAAAATCTTCATTAACAGGTCTTTTGTATTTTACAGGATTATTGGTTTGTATTTTTGTTATTTTTTTGTTGTATTCGCCAACTGGTAGTTTTTTACCTTTTAATTCTTTTGGTACTGGGCCGCTGGTTTGTTCTGTACTAGGCTGGCCGCCAGGCAACATAAATGTCATACCTCTTTCAGGTACACATCCAAACCAATAACCAAACTCTCTGCTTCCTTCTACAAATGTACACAATACTAATGTGCCTGGGTCTGGCGGAATAGCCCAAAATCCATAACTTTTTTGTGTATTTGAATACGTATCGTTTTTTCCTAAATGCTGGGCACCTGTAACTCCATAAAATGGACTTGCATAATAAACTATCGACGTTTGACCTAAGGTTTCTCCAGCTGTTCCTGCTTCACTTATTTTTAAAAGTTCAACTTCTAGTGCTCCGAGATACAAAGGATCGGCATGTTTAATAACTCTAGCCAAATATGGGCCGGCCTTAGGAGCAGGTTGTCCGTTATCAACTGATCTTGTTTGTTCTGCTTTTATTGGTCCATTGTTTTGCATTTAACTATTAAATCCTGTGTTTAATTGACTTGCTTTGTTAGCATCTTGTACTTTGTTTGCTTGATCCGATGTTCCTGATGTTCTAGTATCTTCAGGCTGTCCTCGACGTCTTAGCAATGTAAGCTCTTGTGTGAAACGATTTCGTTGAATTTTGTTTTCAATAGCAGTTACTCTATATAATCCATTAAACTGAGATACAGGAACTGTATTTTCTGGGTAAATCATTCCTCCGGTATCTGGATTGTAATCAATCGGAGTTCTAAAATTCAATATAACATCAACTTCACTGCGTTGATAATCAACCTGGCCTCCTGCTGTAGTGTTTAGATCTCCTGGTTGATCTGTCCAGTTGCCCATTCCACTGTCAACTATAAAATAAGGATCACCGAATATTTCAAGTTTAACTTCGACTAAGTCAACACTACCGTTGCCTAATATCTGATCATGAAACTTACGTGCCCATCTAATCTTACTATTATCAATCCCAGCTCCGCCGCTACCTTGTGTGCTGCTTGAATTTACAAATGCTTGTGTGGTTAAACCAGTTGAACTATTTGCACCCGAAGGCTGGATGTTCAATCCTAACTGACTCGGCTTTTGTTCAGTAAGATTAAACTGTGTGCCACCAGTTTTTGCATCAATGCTTAACTGGCCGCTGTCAGGTTGTATAAATTGAAAGAATGCTGCTCTAAAGTTTATATCAAAACGAACAATATCAGTATTTTCTCCACTATAGATATAGTTGTATTCTTTTTTTGCATTTTGTCTTAGACTGTTGTAATCTACACCTGCTGCTCCAGCGTTCTGAAAGTGACTACTATGCACCATATACTCTACAACTTTATAATGATTTACTTTTGCATCTTCGCCGAATACATTTTCCTGTTGTGCATTTGGTTTTAGGTAACTTTCTGCATCTATTCTAAACCACGGAACCATTCCGTTTGCATCAGGTGCTCGTTCTTTTATAGATTTGCCCCAGTCGCTTGTTAATATTACATCTTCGATGATTCTTAATATTGATGTACCCGAACTATAGCTAAAAACTCTTTCATCATTACTAACAGTATTTTTAGCACGAGTCATAACTTTATTTTTTTTGTCATAAACTTGACCAGTTTGTGGCATTGGTACTGTTCCACTTTCTTCAGCACCTTCAATGATACGTGCTTTTCCAAGATTGTTCAAACTGTTTGGGTCTTGTGCTATCGATGATAGCTGTTCACCGATGCTGCTTTTTGTTAATATTTGTCCAGTAATCATACTCAAAAATGCTTCAAAGTTTTGAGGCGCTTGCGCTCCTAAAAACCCACTAATGTTTTCAAACAATCCTTGCACATTACCCGATTTAAAGTTTGCTAACAATCCTCCAAGACTTTTGTCTAGGCCGCCAGCTAATCCACCTAACAATCCTCCAGCTGCGCCGCCTATGCCGCTAATAGATCCTCCTAATGCTCCAGCAACTGCTCCTGCTGCACTGTTTTGAAAACTATTTTTTAAACTATTGCCGTTTGCTAGGCCTCCAATAACGCCGCCAACTACTCCAGCTGCTACAGCACCAAATAATCCGCCGCCTTTGCTGGCGCCACCGCCTTGAGATTTAGTTGTGGCGCCTGCATCAGTTGTATTTGGTATTCTTGCAGGATTGCCACTAGAAGCAATATCTTTTGGAAATGTAATAACTATTTCCGAAGCTTCTGCTAGTTGATTTGATTTTCTTAGTTCTTCATAGTGTCCATTAATAATAGTTGTTAAACTTTGTTCACCGCTTTGTAAGAGTTTTTCAACAGTATTGCCTGTTAATGCTATATCAACTGGACTTGCAGTTGCATCATCAAGATATGCTTGTTCATTCCACGGTAGTGCTTCAACTGTGTAAGTTGTGCCACCTTGATTTACATCAAACTCTATGTTTGTTAGTTTTATTGGAACATCTCTACGAAGATTTAATCCTGATTCTGTAACAATAACATCTCCATCGTCATCGTACCCTATAAACTCCATTGATAACATAAACGGAGCATTAGCATAGTTTTGATATCCGCTAATAGTTGCAGCTATTTGACAAGTTTGTAAGAATAATCCCATACTATATGGTTCGTCAACAGTAAATGTTATGAATGTAGCATTTGTACTGCGTGATTTTGAGTTTGGAACACACAATGCTTCAATATTAACATTATCAATAAAGTATTCTAACTTGCCGCCTATGATATCTTCATATTCAGTCGTAACTTTGTTGTCGCCGGCGCCGCCGCCGCTTCTAAGAATAACATTTTGAGGACCATATGCTCTATATGTTTCATTAGGTACTGCAATCTCATCTCTTGTTAAACAAGACATTGTAAAAATAGTATTAAAACTAGAAAACTGATGTAGACTGTTTGTTTCGATAGACATTAGATTCCTAACTCTGTTTTCAATTTTGATTTCTTAGGTAAAAATATTTTAGTGCCAGCTTCAAAATCAAATACAGGATCCTTTATTGTATCCATATTTCTTTGAGCAAAAACCCACCATAACTTTGATGTATTATACAAATCATATGCTAACAAGTCAGGACGATGTGAATATTGAGGCTCAATAGTGTAAAGAATATCGTCATCTTCTGCTGGAACTGGTCTAATAGAGAAGAAACCTAACTCGCCGCTGGTTGTAAGTTTTGTATTTCCGTAAGGACTAGTTTTTCCATAGTTTGCCATTAGATAAATCCTTTATTTGCTATATTACCAGTGATAAACTGATCCATATTGAAGCTTGATACTTTGCTTCGGCTGTATGTTGGTTTTAAACCTATTGAAAGCATACTATTTGTTGGAACCATTTGATAAGTTGAAGAATATTCTCCAAATGCGCCCGTATTTACTTTGATATAATCAATTTCATCAGCTAAATCAAAACTAAACTGTGTGACTACAACCGGTACATTGTTTAAAACATAATCTCCATATCCACTTAGTTTTACAACAGGTGGTGGTGAACCTTTTTCACTACTTTCACCATAAAACATCTTAGTAAGACTTCTAAACAAGTGAACACAAGCAACCCAATACATTCCATCTTCTTCAGACTGTACTGGAAATCTTCCAGTGACAGTTATATCGTCATGTCTACTGTTAACATATTGCGGAAAAGGATAATTACTATGTGTAGGAGCCATTTCCTCATATGCTGCCGATGATACAAGGTTTATTGTTGGAGTAACAGGAAAAACGGCATACCAATCTGTTTGTGCTAAAGGAGCTAATATAGGACTATATCTATAAGATGATATTGTAGGAACTTTTATCTTGACTCGCCAATCTGGAACTGAATCGTTTGTTGGAGCAAACCGTGCAGTTGTTGTAGATCCTCTATCAGGTTCTGCGCCTGGAGGTAAACTTCTTGAACGTATTGATTTGCCAACATTTGATCGATTTGCAAAGAACGTGTTATTAAGATTTCTAGTACCAACTGTGTTTGGTACTGATTGATTT